TCTTTTAGTTTTCCTGCTACTTTAGTAGTTTGTTTTTCAGCATCTTTAAGTAAATTATTAAATTTTTGTTGAAGAGTAAGTGTGTCTTTTTTATTTTTCTTTTGTTTTTGTTCTTCTTTACCTATCTCTTTAGTTACGTCTCTTGCTTTAACAAGATTTTCAACCATCATCTCACCATTTATTGCTGCTTCTTCAAATAAGTTAGCAATTTCCTCCATCAAATCTCGTTGTTCAAAAAGAGCCTCGTTTTGTTGATTTATTTCGTTTGCTGATGGCATTTAATTTCCTTATTTAGAGTATAATATAAACCATTTCTGTTCTACTATAAATATATAAAAATAAGAAAATTACACTATCTATCTTCTTGGGGTAGGAATGTTTCCTTTTTTGTTTTGTTTTTTCATTTCTTCAGCTTCTTTTTTATATGTAGTTTGAAGTTCATTTAAATACCATCGTCTTAGATAAACTGGCATATCATATACTTCTGAAAAATTAAATCCTTTTCCATAGTAAACAAGTTGAAAAATTGATTTATGTATATAAGGTTTATCCTTCGGACTCAGGCCAAAAAAAGTTTACGGTCAGTGGAATATCCACTTCAACCGTACCCCCCTCTGGAAATTCTACTTCCTGTTTCATTTCTACATCAGGAGATATTCTTGATATTTCATTTCTTAAAGCCAACGAATCTTTTGATAGCATGTTGTCAATGTTTTCATTTAACTCTAGTTTA